ACTACAACCTCTGCATCTGCTCAGTTTAATCAAAATCAAGGACTGGTAGAGTTAAAGGTAGATGCATTAAGTGGCTCTAAAGTATATAGAGAGACAACAAAAGTGTTTGCTTATCAACCAGGTAAATCGTTACAGATAATGAGTACCTTTACTTTTAGTCCTTCTACTACCAACCTAAGACAGCGTGTTGGTTATTATGGAGCTGAAAACGGTATATATTTAGAACTAGATGATAGTTCATTGTATATGGTTGAACGCAGCCTTGTAACTGGTACTGTTACTTCAACAAGAACACCACAATCAGGATGGAATGTTGATAAGCTTGATGGTTCAGGACCATCAGGAATCACGCTTGATATTACAAAAGCACAAATCCTATTCATGGATATAGAATGGCTGGGGTTAGGTACTGTCAGAACTGGGTTTGTTATTAATGGTCAGTTTGTACCATGTCATTACTTTCATCACGCTAACTTAATTGACTCTACATATATTACCACCGCGTCATTACCTTTAAGATACGAAATAGAAAATAAAGCAGCTACATCAGGTCCTAGTAAATTGAAGCAAGTATGTAGTACGGTTATATCCGAAGGTGGCTATGAATTAAGAGGATTACAACAAGCAGCATCTATCCCAATAACTGCACCAAGAACGTTTGCAGTAGCTGGTACGTTTTATCCAATTATTTCAATTCGATTAAAAACAACTCCAGACAGACTTGATGCAATTATTATTTTAACGGCTTTATCAATTCTTGGGGATGGAAATGGCATAAACTATAACTGGCAGGTAAGAGCAAGCGGAGTCACAACAGGGGGAAGTTGGGTTGATGCTGGAGTTGATAGTGCCGTTCAATACAACATTACAGGAACAAGCTATGCGGGGGGAAGAATTTTAGCAAGTGGCTTCTTAAATTCTTCTAATCAAGGTTCTCCGAATTTGGATATTCTTAAAGAAGCTTTGTTTAAGTTTCAATTAGAACGAAACAATTTAACAAAAACTCCTTTTGAATTAACTTTGGTTGCTGCATCAGATACCACTAATGGTTCTGGTATGTTTGCTTCTATGGATTGGGAAGAAGTAAGTAGATAAATTTATTAAAGCTTGCGCTTTAATTCTTTTTTAAGAAGACCCAATGCATATCTAACGCTTTTGTCTTTATCAGAATTAGAATTAAATTGGTCTTCTATTTTTTGTATAGCAGACATTATTTTATTTTCATCTTCTTCCATCTCTCCAATAAAAGATTGTTGATATGGCGTAGCAGCCGCTCTAGTGCTTGCTGTGCCATCAGAAATTCCAACTTTACCACTCCATGAGTTTCTAGGATCGTATGCTTCTGGACCCATTCCAGATGCTCTATGTGGTGTTATTTGTCTGGGATCTGATTCATAAAGTAAGCTTAATTCTTCAATCCATTTATCACTCATGATTATCTTTATTTAATTAAACGGAATGATAAAAAATGTTTTTTGAAAGACAAAAATAGCCAACTAAATAATCAAACAAAAAGCTTAATTGACAATTTTATGAATGACGATACATTATTGAAAACGAATTTAGAGGAAACAAAAATGAACATATTCCAAGAGCAAATAAGCAGAAAACCAAACAGATATCCGTGGACAGAACAATTTATTGAAGCAATGCAAAATGGCTTTTGGACTGATAAAGAGTTTAATTTTAAATCTGATGTACAACAGTTTAAAGTAGAATTGACAGAGCAAGAAAGAGAAATCATCATAAGAACTCTTTCTGCAATTGGACAAATCGAAGTTGCTGTTAAAACATTTTGGGCCAAATTGGGAGATAATCTCCCACATCCATCTCTTCAAGATCTTGGATATGTTATGGCTAATGTGGAAGTTATTCACAACAGTGCATATGAGCGTTTGTTGAGCGTTTTAGAATTAGAGGATATTTTTGAAGAAAATCTTAAACTTGAGTGGATTCAAGGCAGAGTGAAATATTTAAAAAAATATACTCATAAATTTTATAAAGATTCAAAGAAACAATATTTATACGCATTGATTTTATTCACACTGTTCGTTGAAAATGTTTCTTTATTTTCACAATTCTATGTTATCAATTGGTTTGCAAGATTTAAAAACGTGTTGAAAGATACAGATCAACAAGTTAAGTATACTCGTAATGAAGAAAATATTCATGCTTTGGTTGGTATACAAATTATTAACACTATTCGTGAGGAATTGCCTGAATTGTTTGATCAAGAATTAGAAGAAAGAATTTTAATGGAAGCTCAAGAAGCATTCAAATCCGAAGCTAAAATTGTAGATTGGATGGTTAATGGTATTGACGAACCAGGATTGTCTGCTAATATTCTTAAAGAATTCATCAAAAACCGAATCAACGAATCATTAAGTCAAATAGGATTTTCAAAAGTGTTTGAAATCGATGAAGAATTAGTATCTTCTACCACTTGGTTTGATGAAGAATTACTTGGCAATAACATGACTGATTTTTTCCATTCTAGACCAACAGAATATTCAAAGAAAAATCAATCATTTTCAGAAGACGACTTATTTTAATTTATGACACAGAATATATATTGGCTCAATAAAGACTCAAGGAAATTTCTCGAAAGAGGATATTTAATAGAAGGCGAAACACCAGAACAAAGAATTCAAGATATAGCTGATAGAGCGCAAAGCCTATTAGGTATAGAAGGATTTTCAGATAAATTCTATGATTATATGTCTAAAGGATATTATTCTTTATCAAGTCCAATTTGGAGTAATTTTGGACGCGAACGAGGATTGCCTATTTCATGTTTTGGAAGTTATATAGGAGACACCATGGTTTCTATTTTAGAAAAAGTTGCCGAAGTCGGTCAAATGACCAAAGGTGGTGGCGGGACAAGTGCTTATTTTGGAGCCTTGAGAGGTCGTGGAGCCGCGATATCATCAGGTGGTAGTTCTACTGGTTCTATTCATTTTATGGAGCTTTATGATAAGCTTATGAACGTTGTGTCGCAGGGTAATGTTCGACGTGGTTCATTTGCTGCTTATCTTCCTGTTGATCATCCAGATATTGAAGAATTTTTAAAGATTAGAGGAGAAGGTCATGAAATTCAAGAAATGTCTGTCGGCGTTTGTGTTTCAGATGAATGGATGAAAAAAATGATCGATGGAGATAAACAGGCTCGTAAAATATGGGGACAGGTAATTAAAAAGAGATTTGAATCTGGATATCCTTATATTTTCTTTTCTGATAATGCTAATAACCAAGCTCCACAAGTTTATAAAGATAAAGGATTAAAAATTAATAATTCTAATCTTTGTAATGAAATAATGCTTTCTAACTCTGAAGATGAATCTTTCGTTTGTGATTTATCTTCACTAAATCTTGAAAGATGGGAAGAATGGAAAGATACTGATGCTGTTGAAGTTTTGGTTTATTTCTTGGATGCTGTAATGACAGAATTTATTGAAAAAACAGATGGTATTAAATTCATGGAAGCTCCTAGACGATTCGCAATTAATCAAAGAGCGCTTGGTGTTGGAGTTCTTGGATGGCATTCTTTATTACAATCCAAAATGATGGCATTTGAATCAATGGATGCAAAAATATTGAATATGGAAATTTGGAAACATATTCGTAAGCATTCTGATAAAGCTTCTGAAGAGCTTGCTGGAATTTTTGGCGAGGCTCCTATTTTAGAAGGATACAATAGAAGAAATACAACAACACTAGCAGTTGCACCAACTACAAGCAGTTCGTTTATTTTAGGTCAATCTTCTCCATCAATAGAACCATTGAATAGTAATTATTTTGTTAAAGATCTTGCTAAAGGTAAATTTACTTTTAAAAATCCACATTTGGAAAATCTTTTAAAGAGTAAAGAAAAGAACGATCAAGAAACTTGGAAATCTATTCTTATCAAAGGTGGATCAGTTCAACATTTAGATTTTCTTTCTCAAGAAGAAAAAGATGTTTTTAAAACGTTTGGTGAAATTTCTCAAAAGGAAATTATCATACAAGCTGCACAAAGACAAAAATTTATTGATCAAGGTCAATCTCTTAACTTGATGATACCTCCTAACGCAAAACCCAAAGAAGTCAACGAGCTTATGATTTTTGCATGGGAGCAAGGTATAAAAGGATTATATTATCAAAGAAGTTCAAATCCGTCTCAAGAATTAGCAAGATCAATTTTAACTTGTTCCACTTGTGAATCATAATAAACAAATTAAACATATGAAAAACTGGGTATATAAAGCAAACAAAGAGGAGGAAGCTCCTCAAAATCAACCAATATTTTTAAACCTTCAAACACCATCTGCAAATGAAGGATGGTCAGTTCAGTCTAATATTAAAGTTTTAGAAAATAAAATATTATTCTATTCTGATATAGATGCCAATTCAATTTTGGAATTGAATAAGCTTTTGCTGGAAATAGATGTTAAATTACAAAATACCAAAAATGCATTGGGTGATTGTTTTGATCCAGTTTGCCACTTGCATTTATGCACATACGGTGGAGAAATCTTCCCAGCATTTTCAACTGTTGATATAATTAGAAAAATGAAATCTAAAGTATATACGCATGTTGATGGTTCAGTAGCAAGTGCTGGTACTTTAATTTCAGCAATTGGTAATAAAAGATTTATGGGAAAACATGCACATCTTTTAATTCATCAATTAAGTGGTGGAATGTATGGAAAATTTAGTGAAATGGAGGATGAATTTTATAACTCCACAACATTAATGAAACTTATCAAGTCTTTTTATAAAGAAACTACTAAAATTCCAATGAAAAAATTGGATGATCTTTTGAAGAAAGATATTTGGCTAACCGCTGATGAATGTTTAGAATTTGGAATAATCGATGAGATTGTTTGATTAAGGAGCAACTTCAGCCCTTCTTCTTTCGTGTTTTTGAGCTAATGCTGTAGAAAAAGCACCGTGTGTGTTTATTCTCTCATTAGCTGCAAATTTACGAACATCTGAATTTGAACTTGTTAATCTCAAAGGAAGATTTGGGAAATGATGACTGTGTGGATAATTTATAATCAAATTATCATCAGCCAATGCATAAACAGTTAACCATCCCCATTCTGGATCAAATACTTCACCGATTGGAAGTGTTCTTGGGGCTGTGCAATTGAATCTACCGTACAATGTAGTATCTAAAGTTTGTTGAATTTCGATTGGTGCAGTTATATGATGTAGATAAACTTCACCTTCTGTATAAAGACCTCCACCAATTATTGTATTATTTTTAACACCTAATGAACTTTCTATATAAACCTGTCTGTTTGTTCTTAAAGATATAGATTTTAATGATACTAATTCAACAACGCTTTCTGAATGTAAGTGTATACCATGAAGAGCACTTATATTAACTTTTTGGAATCCCATTTTTAAATTACTACCTCCTAATTCAATAGAGCCCGTGGATTTTAAATTAATTCCTCCCGATCCTACATTTAAATTATATTTATTTCCCACTGTTTTATTTTCATTTCCACACGGAAATGTTGAAGAATTATCAATATCTTCAACAATTGGTACATAATCGTGATTTTTGAAAGCGCCTGATGCTGATACTACAACTTCTATTGGTTGACTTCTTCCTTTGGTATCTATTCTTATAGATGGATAATCATTGAAAATAGCACCAACGGTATCTGATTTATTTCTTTTAACGAATGAAATATCATCACCACCATTTCCCATTTGTGCTTCTATAGCGTTTAAAGCACTATCTTGTAAATTTTTTATAGAGTTTCCAATATTAGTAGACTGCGTGTTGGGTGTCCAAGATCCGTCTTCGGTAGCTGCTGAATTAGAAGATCCAAATTCTAAAACACCAGGAGCAGCAGATCCATTAACACCCGCAGCCAAATCGACATCAGATGTGGTTACATCTTTCGGAGTTGCTGGTTCTGTGTCCCTATATGGCATAGGAACATAATCAACAACTTCATCTGTTGATGCATTTCTAATAGGTGTTTTAATGTATCCTCCGAAATTATTTTCAACTGGAACGATAGTTTGATTTAATGTTGGATTTGAAGATCTAGTTCCACTTGTTGGTGTAGTTGGACCGTTTGGAAAGCTTGCGCCGCCTCTATTAATTTTAAATCTGGAATTAGCATTTGCTATTGTTTTATATGCAGCTTTCCATTGTTTAAATGCGTCTATTTCTGAATCTCCATAAGTTCCTTTAAATGAATATGAATTTTCTCCAACTCTTTCTATTTTGTCTTTTACTACATATTCTGAATCTGTACCACCTACAGTTTTATAATTATCGTTTATTACAATTAATTGTTTATTATTAGAAGCTAATTCGCTTGTAACTATATTTGTAAAATTTAAATTACTTCCGCTTCTATGAGAGATTTGTATTTTTTCTTTTTCGGTAGAGTTATCAATATCTATCGAACCCCCCCTTTGATTTATAATTGTTCTATTTTTATATCTTAAAGACACTTGAATTATTTAAGGTTTAATTTTCAAAATCAACAGGATATGATGGGCTCATTTTTGTTGTATTATCAGTATCATTGATTAATGTGAGTTCTCTATAATCTTTCATAGTTCCAAAATAAACAGGGAAATTGAAATCTCCTTGCCAATGGAATACCCAAACTTTAGAACCTACTTCTGGAATACCAAAAACGCCCTTTGCTTTGTTTGTGTGTGATGATGGTTTATATAAAAAACTATAAGGATTGCATTGTGCTGAAAAATTAGCAGTTGGATTAGAAAAAGCATCTCCAATATATGTACCGCCATTTTCATATATAAATGATGGCGCAAATGATCCTTTTTCTAAAGATGGAGGCTCATCATTTATAACTTCAAATCCTTCAAGATAATTACAATCAGATATGGTTACTATTTTACCATCTTTATAATATCTACTGTTTCCACTTTCTCCTATAATTGGATAACAAGGTTCAGCCCATGGAATGTTTTTTGATATTTCTTCAAAAATATTAACATCTGACCATTTGTCATCTGTATTATTTTCACCAGGTGTTTTTACTTCAATTTCATCATATGAATCAAACCACTCTTCGAAAGGCTGGTTTGATAATTCGGAAATGTAAATTTTAATTCTATTTAAACGAAGGGGATCGTTGTTTTTAACAACAATTCCTCTATAAAAACCTTGATCGTTTTTACTAAATTCATTACCGCTTCCTGAACCTCCGATAAACATGTATTATTATTTAACTATATAATAAAAAACACCAGAAATTAATCTGGCGTTTAATATTTAAATTTGAATGTTTATTGTATTAATAATATCCCAAAACCCACTTTCTTCTATGCTCTGGTGTTGATACATCTCTGGTTCCAGAAAGTAAAAGAACTTGCGATGTTGGAGCTGATGAATTGAAAGTGAATACGGTATAAGTATTATCAAATTCAATCAAAGCCATGGGCTTATTATGATAAGCGCTGTTTATATTGAAAACGCTGCCTCTGACAGTAGTTCTAACAACTTGAGCACTTAATGGAAGAGAGTTAAAAGCGAGCCCTTGGTGAGTAGAAGAAAGAGCAAGGATTCCAACACCAACCGCTGTTAATGGAAAGGAATCGGCGGGAGCTATTGGATTTCCAATACCCACTTGTGATGCTGATAAAATTTGCGTGTCGAATGTATAACTAGCCATAATATTATTTAGTTATTTGTTTTTAATTTTTATATTATAAGATGAATAATAAAGATCCACAATCCCATATTTTATAAAATTTAGACTCTTTCATTATCATTTCTTCAGTTTTTTGTTCATCATAATTTAAAAAATGTTTTAAATTATTTTTTTGAAATTTTAATCTATGTAGTCTGTTTTTGAAATCTTTCACATACCAGTAATTAGGAATAGTTGCTTTATCTAATTTAAAATTCAATTTTTTATAAAGATTACCATTGCTCCATCTTCTATCTGCATATGAATAAATTTTTTCTGGACTGTGTTGATTTTTGAAAAAAGATAATAATTTACCAGCACCTCCAACAATATTAAAATTGGCTATTGTTGCATATCTACCAAGCTCAAAAATTCCATTTATTGATTTGTTACCAGTTGCTAATCTTCCTTTGTTAAATGTCATAACTGCAACTAAACGAGTTTTATAAAACAAGCCATATTTAATATTTGTTTTGATACTTCCTTGTATGTGATATTTTTTTAAAAAATGTTCACATTGAATATTACTAATTTTTCCAACTTGACATTTTCTGGCTGGTATTTTTCTTTTTACAAGACTTAATTTACTTTTTAATCTATTAATTACAATTTTAGGTTTGTTATAAATTTCATCAGCGAAAATATTTATTAAATTTATTCCTTGATGTTCACATTCTTCTAATTTAGAAATATGATCATTTTTTGAATATGTTTTATTTGCAGTTGAATGCCAATATAATCCGCTGGTTTCTATTCCTAAATTCTTAGAAGGTATGTAAAAATCAATTTCTCTTCCAGATTCTAATTTTCTATATCTGAATATATATTCAATTTTATATTTATCCAAAAACTTCTTAATGAATATTTCTAAATCTGTTCCTTTAGGTTTGCAATTATCACATATAGGAGCACAACCATTATCAAAAGATGATATAAAATTAGAGTTACATGTTTTACAAAACCATGGATATTTTTTATATCCTTTTACTCCATCATATTCTTCAAATTTAAACAATGGAATAAAATTTGTATACTTTGTAAAAATGGAATCGTAATGTTTTCTTTTTATTTTTTCAATTAACATTTTCTTACCATCGGAAGTTAAATTACTTTTACCTTTAACTTTTTCTTTAAATTCTTTAGTTTTTGTGTAATTAGAAACACCGTATTTTGATAAGTTAGTTTCTAATATTTTTTTCTTACCATATTCACTGGCTAATACATTAGTAGATCCGTACTTTTTTAAATTTGTTTGCTGTCTAACAGATATAATATCTGAAAAATTTTCATATCTACATTTATTAGAACAATATTTTGAAAATTCTTTTTTAGCAGTGTTGAATTTTTGTTTATTTCCGCAGACACATGTGGGATGTTTGTATATGTCATTCACAAAACAATATACCATTAAAGATATAGGAAAATGTAAATCTTCAGAAATTTTAGATTTGATATATTTAAATCCCTTTTCACTTACCAACTTTTTTAAGTTTTGTTCTTTGAAAAATCTAAAAGATCCATTGTACTTTTCATCAGATTCTTTTTGAATGATAGTTTTTATATCCATATAATTATTTATATTACATCCAAATATATTGTCAATTATTAAATATATAAAAAGAAACCATGGGGTCTTCGGCCCCCATGGTTTGATAGACTTTTTGAAGTACTTACTTCAGTCAGTTCACATTATAAGTATGTGGAAACTGTACCAGGAGTAAATGCTGCACCAAGACCTTTAACAATGATCAGATGGTAATAAAGATTCGCACCAAAGATATTATTAACGATTCCATAACGGGTCATGAGACCAACGCGAGGAGCGAAATCATTTGGTCCGATGGTTCTTTGAACCATGATCGGAATGTAAGGACAATAGATGATACCAGTGTCGTAGTACTCAGAACCCTTATATCCAAGAAGAGCATACTCAACGCCTTGTCCAGAATTTGGACTATTGCGATAGTAGTTCGGTGAATAGAGAGTTTGATTTTGTACTTCGGTACGTGTATCACGATATACTGTGAAGCGGCTTCCTACAGTTCCTACCTTGGATACTCCGACACCAGCGGTTGTAACGTTTCCAGTGATTTCAAATGTCTTGAAGTCAGGAAGCATTTCAAGGATGGTGCAAACGCGAGGAGTTGCGATAACAAAGTTAGCAGCGCCTCTACGGTTACGAGCGGCCATACGACCAGCTTCGATGAGTAGCTTTTGATAGAAAGTGATATTACGCTCTGCAGTCCAACGACCGTCTGAACTTACTGGGCTCCAGAAGGAGTAACCAGCCCCGAATCCACCATTCATGGCGGACTGAATCATACGAATCACAACCTCACGGTCGATTTCGGCTTGAATCTCATATGACATAGCATTAGTGAGTTCACCGTCGATATCGATACCTTGCATGTTCTTAAGGTCTTGCTCAAGCTCAACAGACCAGCGAGTAGCAAGTCTGCGAGTTCCAGCTTCGACAGCGGTCTTTTCGAACTTCATCTCGATCTGAGGGATTTTACCTGTCAGTTCGTAGTTTGAAAGAAGTTCTGCAACACCACGGTCTGCATCTGCAAATGTCCACTCTCCGTTACCAGAGAGAGCACTTGAAGAAGTACCTGTGAATCGTGTGTCAAGAAGTTGATAACCAAGTTCGGTAGCGTTCAGGCCGTCTGCACCAGAAAGGTAAGCAGTGCCATTAGCGCGGTTAGCAGTATCAAATGCACGACCATCGACACCATCAGCACCGAGAGTCTCTTGCTGATAGGCATAACGAAGGGCGAAAGCAAGTCCAACTGGACCACCCATTGGCTGAACACCAACAATTTCGTTGGAAATCAACTCAGGAAAAGTACGGCGGATCATAGGAATGAGAATCTTTGGAAGGCGACTATCACCAGCGGCATAACCGTCAGTGTTAGGAATGGTTGATGGGCCTTGAGCGCCAGTAGCGCCAAAGATACCAGTACCAGTATTCGCTTCTTGGATGCACCATTGTTCTTGGTTTTCGAGAAGCATAGCTGTAGTTCTGTAAGTGTGCTCGTCGCGGATTGCTGGGATAGCATTGCTGCTATAATCCAGAACCTTTGACCACTTCTTTACAAGAGCGTCAGTTCTGCTTTCGTTAACTGGGGAATTAGGTTTCATATGTTTTACGTATATTTTCTGTTTCTATATTCAGGTCATAAGACCTCATGGTTCTTGGTGAAAATTATCTCTTACCGAAAACTTTTGATAATTCTTCAACATAGCTGTTGTATGAATCATCGGTTGTATTATTTACACTTTCTGAAACAACTTTCTGATATTCTGGAATGAAATCTACATCCATTTTCTTTTGTTTTGCTTCTTCGGTGATTGATTTGATTTTTTCTTTTTCTTTTTTATCAAAAAGACGAGAAACATAATCAAAATTTTCATTAACGAAATCGAATGATTTGTCTTTGAGAGTCTTTCTTATGAAAGACTTTTTCTCAGTTTCCATATTGGAAATTTTCTCTTCAATTAAAGCATTGACTCTAATATTGTTGAAGCTTTCTTGCAATGATGAAAGTTGCTTTTTCAATTCTGAATTTTCAGATTGAAGATTATCAATTTGAGTCTTGCCGTCAAGAACAGCTTCTTGAACAGACTCTTTCATTAATACTGAATCAACAGCTAAAACACCGCGAAGTTTTTCTAAAACATTATATGCGCTTTTGTTTTTAACAGCAGTTGCTAAATCTTCTTTTGAAATTGATTCTTCTAAAAACTCATCAAGATATGCACTAACTGCACCTACCATTTGCTTTTTGAAAGTAGCTGAATCTTCGTTCAACGCTCTTTCGTATTTGTTGACAACTTTAAGAAGTTTTTGAGTTCTGTCAGCATCAACAGCTTCTACAACTCTCTTCATCTTTGTACTATGATCTTTATCAATTGCTTGAATAAGTTGATCAAGTTTTTCAGCATAAACTTCGTCTTGTGATATAAGCGCTGCTTCGGTTGTTAATTCAACTTTCTTTTCAAAAGCTTCTTGAATTGCAACTAGTGATTCTTCACCGATTACGCTTACGACTTCTTCGTTTAATAGATCTGTTATTTTCATAAATTAGAATAAGGGAGTTGATAGTTCATTCTCAATACGTTGTTGTATCTTTGAATTAAGAACGTCTGTTAAATATTTATTCGCAGCGTTGTAATTTTTTTCAAAAATACAATTAATAAATGCAGTAATGTCATTATTTTCGTGCAATTCTTGATTTCTGTTGTAAGATCCTTTACCTTTCTTGGTTTTATGTACTTTAACAGGAGGTGCAGAATGTTTACGTTCTTTTGTTTTTGGACCTTTAAATGACATCTTTCCGTTATTTTTTTTCATTTGCTTGACAACGGATTCAGCATCTTCTTCTGGTTTTTCTTTTTTCTTTTTGCTTTTACCAGCTTTGGAGTATGCAATAGCAACTGCTTGCTTTTGAGCAGCTTTGTCTGACTTTGGTTTAGATGTTCCGATCTTTCCAGTCTTTTTATAAGATTTCATTTCCGTTGCTATATTAGCGGAAATTGTTTTATCTGATGATCCTTTTTTTAATGGCATAACAGTATTTAACTAAGTGAATTAATAAATTTTAAAATTTGATCTTTAAGATAAGAACCCATATCATGTTTAGGTAATTTACCTATTGATTTTTCAAAATTTTCATAAATTTCTTCATACTTGCCATTATCAGAAACTACCCATTGTTTTGATTCTAAAATACCATTAACAAATGCTTTTGGAAATGATGGATCTGCTACTGCATCAATAGCTACGAGCTTCATGTTTTTTACAAGATTGTATGATGATTCTTCTTGCAATGATCCCAATGCTCTTGTGGACATTCCAACTTTAACACCATCATTTATCAATGCTCTTAAAATTTGACCCATTGGTGTAGATAAAACTTTAGCTTTGCCGAAAAAAGCATTGTCGCTTTCATAAAGTTCAGTGACTAAATGACATGCTCTTTCAAGATTAACTTCAGCACTTGATGGATGATTGAGTTCTCCCATAGCTCTGCCAGGAGTTACCATTTCACTGATATAACGATTAACTTCTTCGCGTGTTTCATCTAAATTATACATGCGACGATTTTTATTAACTTGATTACATCCTATGAATGGACCTTTTACATATAAAGAGCTGCCTTTTTTTAAATTGTCTTGTTCTTCAACAATTTCAAATCTTTCTAAGAGGTCTGGGTTCTCCGCAATCAATCTTAATTTTAACATATAAATTATTTATCTTTTTATTATAAAAAATCTAATATTATTAATATCTTTATTAATTTACACTTTGTTTTCATTAAAAATATTGAAAACCTCTTCTGCTTCATCTTCACTATCAAACCAATACCATCCATCTACTGGATATTCATATTGATCTTTGTCTTGAGCTACTAACACAAACCCATTTCCTTCTACTATGTTTGGAGCATAGAAAAGTTCCTCATTATCTTTTTTGTAAAATCCTGATGTCATAAAATTATGCTGTTACTGCCCAGCCTTTTAATAGGGCTGTTCCAGTTCTTAATTGTCTAAATGTTAAACTATTTGCACCCCCCGCAGCCATTTGTCGTGATACTGTGATGCTTACGTTGGGGTTAATTGATACAACCTGTGTACGATAGCGTAAGGTTCCAGAACCGTTTGTCGTTAATGCTAATGCTGGACCACCTAGAGTTGCTGCTACTTGAAATGTACCTGCCGTAGCATTAACTACATAATAAATCGTATTAATAACAATACCAGTCGTTGTTACTCTAGTTGCAAAAGAAACTTCATCTCCATTACTTAATCCATGACTTGCAAGGTTGACTAAATCACCTGCATCGGTAAATGTTACTGCTCTAGTTGATGTAAGAGGTGATCCTGTTCCTGTAATTTGCATACCTACAGCAATACCAGTGGTGTTTGCCATGCTTATTGTTGTGCTACCAACAGTTGTAGTTCCTGTAAGAGTTACAGGTGTCGGCGCTCCCCAATTATTTGATACTGTTATTGTTTGAGAAGCAGCACCTATTGTGTCTAGATAATTGAATATAGATTCTAATTCTTCTTTTGATAATTTACAACCACTATAACTTATTGAATATTCAGAACCATTCAATGCTGCTCTTGTAAGTGATATACAACTTGCAAAAATACCACCAAACTTTCCTGTATTTGTTCCAGCACCTGAAATTAATAACGGTACAGTTGTAAGAGAAGTACAACCGTTAAACATATTACTCATACTAGTAACAGCTGCTGTATTAAACAGTGGTACAGTTGTAAGAGAAGTACAACCATTAAACATACTAGACATATCAATAACAGCTGCTGTATTAAACAGAGGTACACTTGTAAGAGTAGTGCAATTAGAAAACATACTATTCATATTAGTAACAGCTGCTGTATTGAATAACGGTACACTTGTAAGAGAAGAGCAACCACTAAACATACTATTCATCAATTGTACGGCTGATGTATTAAACAGAGGTACGCTTGTAAGAGCAGTGCAACTACTAAACATACTACTCATACTAGTAACAGCTACTGTATTGAATAACGGTACGCTTGTAAGAGCAGTGCAACTACTAAACATACCACTCATACTAGTAACAGCTACTGTATTGAATAACGGTACGGTTGTAAGAGTAGTGCAACTAGAAAACATACTACCCATATCAGTAGCAGCTGATGTATTGAATAACGGTACGGTTGTAAGAGTAGTGCAACTATTAAACATACTATTCATATTAGTAACAGCTGCTGTATTGAATAGTGGTACAGTTGTAAGTGAGGAACAACTAGCAAACATATTATTTATGAATTGTACAGCTGCTGTATTGAATAGTGGTACACTTGTAAGTGAGGAACAACTAGCAAACATAAAAGACATCCTAGTAACAGCTACTGTATTAAAAAGCGGTACACTTGTAAGAGAAAAGCAACTAAAAAACATACCACCCATATCAGTAACAGCTACTGTATTGAATAGTGGTACAGTTATAAGTGATCTACAGCCAGAAAACATTCCATTTGGTGGAAAAGCACCTCCCATAGTAGTAACATTTTGCGTGTTAAATAATGGTACAGTCTGAAGACGGGAACAAGAGGCAAACATACTACCCATATTAGTAACGGCCCCTGTATTAAAAAGCGGTACAGTTGTAAGAGTAGTACAACTATTAAACATACTACCCATATTAGTAACGGCCCCTGTATTAAAAAGCGGTACAGTTGTAAGAGTAGTGCAGCCATTAAACATACTACTCATACTAGTAACAGCTGATGTATTAAACAGAGGTACGCTTGTAAGAGCAGTGCAACTACTAAACATACCACTCATACTAGTAACAGCTGATGTATTAAACAGAGGTACGCTTGTAAGAGCAGTGCAACTCTGAAACATACTAGTCATATTAATAACATTCTCTGTATTAAAAAGCGGTACTGTTGTAAGAGAAGAGCAACTCCGAAACATACTACTCATATTAGTAATATTAGTAAGATCATTAAAAGATACATTTTTTAATGAAACTAAATTTGCAAATGAACTAGATAAGTCAGTTAATAATCCTATATTGACTCCAGTGAAACTAACTAAATTTTTACAAAAAGCCAAAGAAGCGGTTGTATTACCAAGAGTTAAACCTGTTAAACTTGGGCAAGATAAAGCTATTTCTAATATAGGAGATGAATCGGGAAATGTAGATCCTGCTTGTGCATACTTTTGGTTAAAGTTTACACTTGTTATATTTTGACCAGCTTGAGGAGTAATGACTACAACTGCCATTTTATAACCATCACTTGCAACGGTGGCATTTAAATCTGGGTCGGTATAAGAGTATTCATGTTGAGCTTTAACACCAGATGCAACATTTTCTGTTACACCATCACCCCAATCAACTGTATATGCTCCAGATATTGTAAAAGCGAGAAAGTTAGATTGTTGCGGAAACACTGGCATCAACAAAGCTATTTTTTGCTCTGAAGATATTATAGTCGGCATTGTCAACCAATCAGCAGGACGAACCCATGGAGACGGTGTGGCTGGAGTTGCTGCTGCTGTTGGTTGTTTTATACGCAGTCGATCAAATCTATCCTTTTTAAAAAAAGAAGACTTACGTGAGACTAACGGTCCAACTTTATTTCCGTAACGAATACTCATATTAACTTATCCTATTTACATAGCCAAAAACATTAATGCCACTCAATACACTAGCATTTCCATATATAGAAGATCCCGTAGTTCCATCTCCTTGTAAAATTAAACCAGGGCAGATTAATGTATTTCCAGCATAAGCCTCAATAACACCTTCAAATAAAATATCAGTTGAAAAATCTGTACCTCCATATAATAAATTAAACATTATATCTGATGTTGTAGAGTTTGTGGCGTATAACCACACCTCATCAACTACACTTGATGATGCTTGTGTTGTGTGTATTGTTGTAGTGTTAGCACCACTGGCAGCTATAACAATAGACTTGCCATTTGTGCTTTGTGATAATAATTGCTTTGTATATGTTGCCATGATTTTATTTATTTTTTTTATAAAAAGATTGAAAGACCTATAATTGTATTTGAGTCATCAGGACCTAAACTCCATGTAGCACTTAAAGCGTTTACCATACTATAAGTACTATTCCAGTTATTAGAATTACCACCAGAACTCCAAATTGTATTGGAAGCGCTAATTTGACCATTAACCGTAAAATCAACATTAGGTGTACTAGTCTTTACGCCGACATTGGGGAATGCGCCGTTACTACCGCCAACGTGTAATACTTCAAGCCCTGTATCTATATCATTGAAAGAAGCTATATCACCAAGGCCGCTATTACCTACCCACACTGCTGGACCCTCACCTATATGAACAACACTTAATGCACTTGTAACAGAGAATATCGTATTGTTAAATGTTGTAGTGCCAGTAGCGGTAAGATTACCGTAAATTGTTACATTACTGTTGAAGCGTGTACTTCCAGTAATTATACCTCCTGATAAATTTAAAAAATTATTATTTACAAAATCATAAGTTGCGAAATTTGAAGTTCCCCCAATTGTAAATAATGTAGCTATATCAACACCACCACTTAATATTTGACCATTGATATTCAATGATCCGTTCATGGTTCCACCATCTGCAAATTGTTGAGCTACAGTACCTCCACCGCCGCCATGATATGCTGTATATTTTCTAAGAGAGATTATCTCATTTGAGATTTTATTTGATATTTCTTTCTGGAGATCGCTTTTTATTGAATTAATATCAATTTCTTTCTTTTCCCCAGTTTTTTTATTTTCAACAATATATTCTATTGCTTTATTTTCTTTAATGGATTTGATTTCTTTTAAGAGATTATCTCTGCTTTCGTTTATCAATCCAATGAAATACTGTCTGTTTTCGTCTGAAAGATCTATAAGTTTATTTTCAACAACGTCAAGTTTTTCATTGTAATATGTTGTTATGCTATCTTCGTTTTCTTCGATCTTTTCATCAATTATTTTTATGATGTTCTCTTTTAATTCTTTTTGAGTTTCATCAATTTTATTTTCAATATATGTTATTGATTTTTTATTTGATGATACGCTTTTTGAAATTAAATCGTGTAATTCAATTGATTCTTTTTGTACTGATAAAATTTCAGTTTCTAACTTATCTTCGACATTTTTTAAATCAACGCTGGTTGCTTTTTCAGAAAGAGCCAAATCAAAATCATTTTTTATATTTTCAAAAGAAACTTCTGATTGTTGTGAAATTTTATCAATACCATCGTTGATGACTTTGATAACCTGATTATTATAAATTTCTGTTATTAATTCTTTTATTTTATTTTCAAATATTTTTTCGGTATTTGAAAAATCTTCTTCAATTAATTTCTTAAAATCATCAGAAATGATTTCTAATTTCAAATCAATTGATTCATAAATTTCAGAATTATTAATATTCAATCTATCAAATAATTCTTTTTTAATTTTATCTGATACATCGACAAATTCTTCAAACCATGATTGCTTAGAAGATTCCAATAAAGATTTTAATTCTTTTTTATTTTCTTCTTTTTGCTGTTCTAGAATTTTTAACTGGTTTTTATTATATTCATCAGTTTGCTGTTTTGCAGTTTTTTTAACATTTTCTATATATTCCAGAATTTTATTTTTCTTTTCTTGAATATCTATGAGTTCTTTTTCAAACGATTCTTTGGAATATTCTTCAACCTCATCAAATTCTTCAGTTATCGCTGGAATATTTTCTTCTACAGATTCTTGAATCAATTCATTTTGTTCATTGAACACTATTTGAAATTTACCTTCGTTTAATATAAATGGGTATTCTTTTTTAATCCCGTCGATTTCCACGGGTATTTTTACAATAGGTTTTTTTTCATATTCTCCTATTTTTTCAGAAATGAATTTTTTACCATTTATTGATATTTCATAAACATCAAAAAATACTTCTTCATAATTTTCTATTTGAAGAATATTTTTATCCCCCGATGTGGAGATAAAATTGACATTTTCCGTAAAAATCCTCATTTATCTTATTTATTAAAAGAATTTTTAATTCAATTCCTTCTCTGTTAAAATAAGGAACTTCCATCCTTTACTTTCACAAAATTTTCTAGCTGCTGGCCATTTACCTTCGTGATTTATGATCCATTGTGTTTGTTCATACAGCAAACTACTTTTTCGTTTTCCCTGCTTCGCTTCTGGTTTTAAAGTCTGTTTGTGTGGTTTTATTTCCACTAAATATTTCACTAATTTAGTTCCTTCCATTATTTCAACATAATTATCCACATAATACTTGTGCCACTTTCCATCAATTTTTGAAACGTAAGGTATTATTATATTTTCACTTCCCCATTTTATAACATTACTATTATTGTCACAAAACATAAAAAACTTACATTCTAAACCACTACGATAAATTGCAGTAGTTCCAATAAATTTTTTAGGATTTTTTGGTTTGTAAATTCCTTGACGGAATCTTTTGTCTCTTTTTAAAGGAAGCATATTATCCAACTAGTAGCGAGACAGGTGCAAAATCTCCGTATCCACCTTCGACCAACATTGTTTCCAATGCTTCTTTTTCTCTGATACCTTCTGCGAGAATAGTATCACCGTTGAAATTTCCACCACCAAGTAATGAAACTCCTGTTATTTTTGTAAGGATTCTTCCCCACATTACTTTAGCTAATGCTACACTGTATTCCAATACCCATTTTTCTTTGATTATGTCTCTTATTGGTCTTTCAACATAACAAGAAATTACACCATAGAATCTTGTATTTTTTGGTTGCGGATAGAATTTTAGATATTGTGTTCTTGCATCAAAATGTATATCTCTACGAATTGCTAAAAGCTTTTCTCTTGTTTCAATCCAATCTTTCATAGTATGCCATGAAAGTAAATCAAAACCATAATTACCCATAGCATAACTAAAATATGTTTGTTGTGCAAGTGTTTGTTCTAAGGTGAATAATGTATTTATACCTTGATTGCTTCCTTCTTCAAAATCAGTAACAGACATTACTTTTCTATAATCCATCACATCATAATCAAACATGTTATTGTATTGAGTTGCATTTTCTATGTTTTGACATTGAGAAGATATCTTTCTTTGAGGAGACATTTTAAAATGCGCACTCAGCTGAGGATTGTATGATATAAATTGATTATATATTTCAGAGTTAATTATTTGCATTTCGTAAATTCCATCTGATGCAACTGCAGAACTCAATGCACTACTCGCTGAAAAATAAGATTGTGGAATTGAAGATAATGATACATACAATGCTTCTGGAATATCAACAGTAAAATCTGGATTTGATCTATTTGGTTGTTGTAATTTTTGACTCAATGTAAATCCAGTATTTGCAACTGTAAATAAATGATCAAGCCTTATACCTTTGTTTGATTCGTATAAATTACTATCAAATATCAAATATTCTTGAGTGTAACCAGCATACTTTGTAAAAAACTCAACTGCCATTGAAATAGAATCATATAATTGATCAGGATGAATTTCTACATTTATAATTGGATGTCCCAACATTCTCATGATACGCTCTCCCAATTGCTGAAAACATTCTATCTTTGAATTTAAATTCGTTGACATGAATGCTGATATCGGACTTATTTGGCACAATTGAGACATAAATGTATTTAATCTATTGCTTTAATTAAATAATATTGTGGCAATAACCGATAATAATGGAACTTTCTATTTTCCGATATCTTGCGGAGTTCTTAGTCAAATAGGTATCGATTTACAAGCAAATAATGGTTCCAGATATTATTATCTCTCAGCCAATGATTTTATTTTATGGGGACAATCAACCAGATATAATCATGTATCTTCAAACAATGGAACAACGTATTATTTTTATCAATGTGTTGATGCCAGCACACCAGGATTTAATTTCGCATCAAATAATGGAACTGGATTTTATTATTCATCCTCATTCAATTGTGTAAAATTTTGTAGTTAAGCTGGGGTTCCTTCTCCAGGTGGTGGTTCTGTATTAGTTTCTCCTCCAAATGGTTCTTCTTGAGGAGGTGGTGCTCCTGTCTCTCCACCAATTGCCGCTGGACCTCCTCCAAAATCAGGAGGCATTCCACCACCAATACCGCCGCCCATTTCTGGAGCTTCTCCAGCCGCCGCTGGTTCTGCAGCACCTTGTAATAATTGTGCTTTCCAATTTGGTCCAGCTGATGAAATTTGTTGAAGTTCCCAAGTAAATGCAGCATCAGATCGTCTAAATTCTCTATCAGCCAACACATCTTTATCACTCCAGCCCAAATATTTTTTCTTTGCAAAAGTGTCAGAAATATTTTGTGTATTCATAACACTACCATACATTTCAACTTTCAATTGTTTCTTTTGATTTTCTCTCATTTCGAAAAATGTTCCAGGTGGAACAAAAGAAATATCGATGTTTTGTTCTTCGACATCATA